CATAAATTTGATTGTTGTCATCAGTATCTGCCCATAAATCTTGAGCCTGTAATGCATTTCCATCAGTTCTTGTTGTTGGTGCTGAGGTTGATTTTATTAATTGTGTTGAGCCTGCTCCACCTGCTTCAATAGCAGCTATTAAATCTGCTGCTGCTTTAGCCAGTGTTACCGCATCATCGGCTAGTTGTAATGTATCTACAGTGCCATCAACCACATCAACACCAGCATTTACTGGTTTAACTCCAACACTAAAAGTTAATGTGGCTGGCGATGATTCAACCCCTAAAGTATTCAACGAGGTTACACTGGCAACATAATTAGAGCCCGTTTTAACAAAGTTTAAATCACAATTTTCTACATCAACTATTCTGTTTAAAACTTGATTGCTTGAACTGTCTACGACATTGACTCTATACTGATAATCTGGAAAGTCTGTGGGTTCATTCCAAGATAAAAAAGGTCTGCCTATAGAACTTGCATTGCTATCAGTAAAAGATAAGCCTGTGGGTGCTTTTACAGCATAAGCTGAAGGTAGATTAGATAGTTCTTCTACTGGTTCTTGGGGTGGAACTTCCCATGTATAAACATCAAAATATTCTATTAGACTAACTGCAACCAATCCATTTTTAACAAGCTCTAAGGCTTCAACCCTGCAAACTTTTCCATTAAAACCCAGCCCTGCATAGGTTAGGTCAACGATGTCTCCTACGTTAAGTTTATACATCTCAGGAGTGCCTAAGAATTTAATCGTGGTCTGATTCCTGCTTCTAGTTAAAATAGCCTTTGCCATGTTATAGGCAATGTAAGGATCAGAAACATATGGAAACTCTACCTTTAACTCTAAGACTTCACCACCATCATCAGAGGTGTAGTTAGGCGATGCATCATGTAAAACTGTGGCTGTGTCTAACTCATATTTTTTATTGGCGTTAAAGAACTCAACAATAACTTTATTTGCCTTCTTGTCTTTGTTGCCATAATCAACAGATATTCCAGAATCAGCAATAATATGATTATCGGTAATACTAAAACTAGATGAGCCTGTATCTTCAATGGATAGTTCATACTTGCCATTTATATAAAGAAAGATACCTCGCATATTAGCAAGCAACTCTTTAGCATTATCCATGACATTTTTGTTTGCATCTAAATAGCCATTGCAGTGAAATCTTTTAACCTTTAGTAAAGATGTGCCATTTTGAGAAGAATAAGTAGAGCCAAGAGTATTGTTAACATATACTGAATATTGTGCTTGTGCATTATAGAACTCTGTTCTCTGTACATCTTTTATCTCAGCACCATCTAAAACAATATTGCCAGAGCCATCTTCTAAATCTATCTTCTCGCCAATTTTGTTTTGCCACCAGATAGAATTTGCACCAGTTCCAGTTATATTAATATAATCATCTCCAGAAGTGCCTTCCCATGTAACGCTTTGGGCTGATCCATTAAAATAGGGTTGATCTACCAAAGTATCACAAACATTAGCAGCAGAGCTAAAGGTAGACATATTAATTTGAGATTCAGTTAAACCTTTTCCATACTCATTATTGCTTATGTAATCAAGAAAGCATAAAGCTGAATTGTCTGAATGTTTATAAGTAGAAACAGTACCAAATGTTTGAGTATTATCTCTAGGATCAAAAACTTTTTTTCCTCTAACTTGCACTGTTAGCTGAGGAACTCCTTTCCACATTCCTTCTTTGTCATAGCCATAGTGAGCAGCTATATAGCAAATTCCATCAAGTCTATGTGCTGAAGTCCAATTAGGCATAGATGCAACAAGCATGGGGTCTGCTGTTTGTGATGCAGCCCCATGATGTAAATTCATAACATATCTATATTTAGCAGTAGGATCAGTTCCAAAAGTACCACCAGCAAGATTTAAGCTATTTGTTCCATTTTGTGAAACTGTATTTAATGATCCTGAGCCTGAAGATATTTTGTCTGTACCAATGTAACCACCATCTCTAAATCTTGCAGAATCAGTTAATGGGTTGCCATCTAGCTCAATTGTTCTGCCTAAAATTTCATCACACTCACCAACTGACAAAGCGTATACCACATACATATCCCTAGAATCGTTTTCATTTACATCCATGTAAATAATTTGTGCTCCAACCCTTCTTGTTCCATAGATAACTGGTATCTTTCCACCCATAGAAGTTTTATTAGCAAGTATGTCTTGACCTTTAGCCAGCATTTGTCTGGCTTGCATAAATCCTTTAACGCCAACAGCAAGAGTTGCTGCTGTAAGCACCATGTTTATTTTTCCTATAGCATCAGCAGCAGCCCACGCTTCTGCTATTTTTGTTCCAGCCCACTTAAAGAATGCAGTTATTGGATTAGCCATTTAAGACCCCCACCTAACATCTTTTTTAACTTGACCAGCAAACTCCATACCTCTATCGCCAGAGCTAAATGATTGCTGAGATTCGTCAGAATAATGCCTGCCTTTAGTTAAATTCCAGTTCGACCAATGCGATGCAACAGTCATATTAATGACTGAGTTTTCTATATCTTCTTGAATTGATATGTTTCTTATTTGACCTGTAAAAAAATTAATTGCACCGACAATAGACTCACTTGAATCAAAGTAAGCTAAATAAACTTCAACAGTTTTATCTGTAAATTCTCCATTTTGAACAAGCGATCTAACTTGATCTGTAACATTTGAAAAGCCTAAATTAATTTCGTCAACCTGTAGCTGACCTGTTTCTTCTGTTGTGTCAACACTCAAAAAAGAGCCTCCAGCCTCATAGGAATTAGAATCGTAAGAAACATTGGAGTACCAATCAGTAAGTCTGATTACTGTTGATAAATTAAGCTCAACTAAAAAAGCTGTTTTAGTTGCTGTGGATGATACTTGAGTTTGTAAAGCAGCAGATAGACTTCTAGGCATTAGGTAATAACCTCTCTAACGTCAAATGAAATACTGTAAAAACCACTAGCATCAGTTGAATACATGATTTCATTGTTTTCAAGATATACAGTAAAGCTAGGTTTGTTTACAGTAACAGCTTCATTATCTGCAAGAGATGCTACTAAATTTGGAGATATGGTTACTGTTGTTGCTCCACCTGATGCATTAGCATCTTCAGATACCATGTACACCTTAGAATGATTGGCAAACTTAATATAATCTCCAGCCTTTAATGCTCCTGTGGTTTGTGAAAAACCATCCATTGCTATTGTGTTATCGCCAGAGGTATGAGCTCCATTAACAACTATATCTGTTTCTAATTTACTTGCACCTAAATTATCTAATGGTGTTTGAATAGTAAAGTCCTCAAAAGAACCCTTTTGCTTTTGTAAAAATGCAAATATCTCCTGAGATTTTTCTTGCTGTAATGGTGGCATTGCCACTGTAAAAGAAAAATATTGAGCTCCTATTTGTCTTACTTGTTTTTTACCAGATAAAGTCTGATTTAAAAGCGTTGGTCTATTATCTTTAAAATTTAAAGTTCTAAAGTTGGGGTCTGTTGGAAATTGACCAGACATTTATACAACCCCCATTTTGCCTTGATTGTTCATGGCATTGTTTATGATTGATGTAATCAATCCTTTTCTTGATGCTAGTAACTGGTCAAAGCCAGCAGCATCAACTGTTGATATGTTGAAGTTGACTGTGGGTGATGCACCCATTGATTGACCTTTTGTATGATCTACAACTGTTTCATTTGGATGTAGCATTGCTGGGAATCCACCCTTGCCATCCAATCCACCAGCTCTAATTCCTTTGCCAGTAAATCCACCCCCATCACCATTAAAATCAAAAAGAGTGTCTCCATCTGTCAACCTGTTATATTCAAGAGAGTCCATTCCTGTAGTGATTGCACCTTTAATCAATCCAACCATTTTTTGAATTATAAATACTTGTATCAACTCGTTTATAACTGCTCTAGCAACTGATGTTGCTAAATCTTGAAAATCTAAAAACTGTTGACTGGCAAAATCAAAGAAATTTGTAAAAGCTGATGTCAGTTTACCTTCCATAGTATCTGCAAATTGCTCTACTACAGTTTTTGTTACCTTCATCTGCTCGCCTAAAGCATCAAAATCTAACATATTGTTTGCAGTAAATCTTGATAATTTTTCTTGCTTCCCAGTTAATTCTTCAATTTTAAATGCAAGTTCATCATGTGCTTTTTGTGTTTCAATTAAAGTGTTATTAACTCTTTCATATCTCTCATCGCCTATGCCAAATTTTTCCTCTGCTTTGCCTAAAACTGGAATTAACTTTTCTAAAGTTTCTGTTAAATCAGCATAGTCAAACTTTAACTGCTGTAATGTTTTTTCTCTTGTATGAATTCCAATCGCATCTGCCAAATCTAAAAAAGCATTTGCTGTGCCTATAACAATTGCTTGCAATGGCAATAGTGTTGCCCTTTTTAGCATATTC